ACTTTCTACATTGACGGCATCCTCATCGCGACAAGCACCGCAAACAATGCAGGCATTTACATTCCTTACTATGAAGTCGTAAACATCGGCACAGGTTCCGTTCAACAACTGATTGTGTGGGATGGTGTGCAGACACAAGCGGTGCTGCAGGAGATCTACAAGTACTCAACTGTCAACCTGCCCGAAACCACAGCTGCACGGTTTACGCGACTTATTGCTGAAACCCAGTTCCCTGCCTCGCTGACCAGTGGGCCTTCCGCCCCTGCGTCTTCGGTGTTGGACATCACGGATGATGCTCCGAAGTTGGCTGGCGAACTGCAGAAGGTTGCCGACTCCGAGTTTGCCCCGCTCTTCGTTGACCGCTCAGGTGTGGTGACGCTGTACAACCAAAACCAAATCCGTACGCAGACCCGCTCGATTGTTTCGCAGGGCACATACGGCGCTGGCGGTTTCAGTATCGGTCAGGATGTCGCTATCGCTTATGACGGCGACTCGATGCGCAACGAAGCGAACATCACCATGTCGGGTGGCGGTGTTTACATCGGTCGCAATTCCACATCGATGACGGCGTACGGTGCAGCTCAAGAGTCTCTCGATACTCAGGTGTCGTCGTTGGCGGACGCTACGGACATCGGCAACATCGTTACCGGGTGGGGTGGTCAGGTGTATCCGAAGGCTGACCCGTTTGAGGTGGTGTTGTCTCCGTCTGCTGATTGGAGCAACGCACTTGATCGTGAACTGAATGACCGCATTACGCTTGTGGTGCAACCGCCTACTGGTAACTCGATTACGACGCCGATGTTGATTAACCGCATTTCTCATTCGGTTGTGCCGGGTGAGTGGCGTACCACTTTTGAGGGTTCGGCGCGTTGGGCTGCGGTGTTTATTATTGGACAGTCACTTATTGGTGGCACAGACTTGATTGGGTAATCATGGCTATTAAAACTTTTACTGATGCCACAACGCTTCCAGCGTCAGACATCAACACTTACCTCACCAACAGTGGGCTCGTGTATGTCAAGGAGCAGGCAGTTACTGCAGGCGGTACTTCGGTCGCTGTCACAGGTGCTTTCAACTCGTCCTTTGATTCCTACCGAATCATCTTTGACAGCATCGGCGGAACTTCAGGCAACTCTGCTTTCTTAACTTTGAATGGTTCAGCAGGAGTTACCTACTACTGGTCTGGTCGTTACTGGCCGTACACAGGTGCATCGGGCGATGCCCAATCAGGCGGAGCAACGGTTGGTGGTTTTTGGCTTGGCATTATGGGCGCAGGAATGACAGGCGTGTTTGACATCATCAACCCGTATGTCACCGGTTCTACAACACGAGTGCAGGGACAATCGGCAGGTGCTACATACGGCAATGTGTATCAGGGCTACGACACCGCAACAACTCAGTCAAGTGGTTTCACCATCACGCTCGCTGCAGGCACTTTGACCGCAGGGAAAATTACCGTTTACGGATACCGAAAGGCATAACCATGGAACGACCACTTATTCAGATTGACGACAATCAACGCCCAATGACAGACGAGGAGTTAGAAGCTTATGAAGCGCTTGTTGCTGTTGCCTTTGTTGTGCCTAGTGCTGAGTAGTTGCGCTGACCGCACCCGCTACAACTGCGAAGAAACCCCCAACAACGGACTATTAGAAAGACGATGCCCATGAAACCCGAAAACCGCCTATCCAACGAAGAAATCAAAGCCCGCCTAATCCTCATCGTCGGCATCGCTTTGAGCGCATCCTTCGTGATGGCAATCGTGTCCCTCATCTACGGGCTTCTGTTCGTCACACAACCTCTTGACCAGTCACCTAACGACGCTGAAGCATGGGCAGTCCTCTCACCAATGCTTATGACCCTCGCAGGTGGTCTCATCGGACTGCTCGCAGGTAACGGCCTCAAAGACAAACCGAAAGACCCACCAGCACCATGATTAGCACCGCCTACACCGCCAGCACCACACCCGTCAAACTCGTAGCGTCCAGCGTTAACTCACGCCAAATTAGCCTCCACGTCATCGGCACAGGCGTCGTCTATTTGGGTGGCTCCACAGTGACCTCCGCAAATGGCATGCTCACCGAAAAAAACGCCGTCCCGTTTACATTCACACTCCCAGCCAACAACGAACTCTGGGCAGTCACAGCTACAGGCACCGAAGAAGTCCGCGTCATGGTTCCTAGCAACATGAGCGGTCTCTAATGGCTCGCAAGTACCCGTTTTACCCTGCATGGGACGGCAAGAAAGCCTCCCCAGTAACAGAGAAGTTTCAAGACCTCTGCAAACGCCGTTGGGGTTTCAGCAACCTAGGCATTTACGCTAACCGCCAAATGCGTGGCAGTAACAACCTCTCAGTGCACGCCACAGGCTTCGCCGTCGACATCGGCTATGGCACAGGCAAAGAAGCCCGTGCAAAGGCTGTACAGGCGTGGGACTGGTTTATGAAGTACACCGAAGAGCTGCGGATCTGCGAAGTGCATGACTACGCCTACGGCAAGTTTGGTAGGGGTTACCGCTGCAGCCGTGGCATCGGCGCTAAAGGCGTCAAGGTGTTTACCGCTACCGACAACGCAGGCACACCAGGTGGGACTTGGCTCCATGTCGAAATCTCAAACGACTGGGAATCAGCCGAAGCCTTCGAGGCTGCATGGCGAGCGCTGCCTAAGCCATAGGACGTGGCTGGCGCTTGGTCTCGCCAGTCGCTAGGAGGGGCTAGGTGGTTCTCCATGGGGTTTTTTCATTTTCCCCCATCGCCTAGCCTCTCCGCCCCCCACAATGCTTGCCTTGTGTTTACATTTCTGTCATGATGTTTACACGGGCAACCAAGTGCCCTGAACAAAGGAGACAACCATGTGGGACGAACTACCACTATTCCGAAACGCTGACCCTGTCACTTCCGTGCAAGGTGCAGCCGACGTGAAGCCCCGCCGAGTATCACAAGCAATGCTGCTACTGAGCATCTACGAATACGCCGACCTCACCGACGAACAAGCAGGAAACCTCTCGGGACTGGCACAGCGCCCGAAGTGTTGCTATTGGAAGCGTTGCTCGGAACTCCGTGCAAAGGGCTACATTATCCCAACAGGCGAGACCCGTATATCATCCGCAGGGTCCCCAATGCAAGTATGCGCCATAACCGAAGAAGGCAAAAGGGCGCTCAAGTGATGGGTTACTTCATCGGACTCCCAATAGGGTTGGTTTTCGGCGCTCTCATCTACGGCATGTGGAACGCCTGCGACATCGAGGGAGAGTACAAAGAACCGCCGTACGACTGGAATCAGGCTGACCCTGATCTGTGGCTCATTGAGCCTGTCCTATTCACCAAACAAAGCAGAGAAGATTGAAACGTGTCACGCTGTGCCTCGCACTACTCACCCTATTTATCCCAACCCAAGCACAAGCTGCACGAGAGTGGAAATGTCCACAGTGGCACACCATGCTCCGTAAACACGGGCTACCCGTGGAGGTCTTCGACCACATCATGTGGCGTGAATCAAAATGCGAACCCAAGGCTGTCGGATGGAATTACCGCCGTGGAACTGACCACACCGATTGTGTGTTATCGCCTGCATCTGTATACAAAAATTGCCGGGCTGTACGCTCGTACGATGTCGGCCTTGTTCAGATCAACTCGGGGTGGCGTACGCTGACCGCACGGGTGTGTAAACGCCCAGCGCGTCAACTGATACGCTCCCTGACAGACCCTTCCTGCAACCTGAAGGTAGCTAGTGTCCTGTGGGACGGTGGCAAAGGTGCATCAAACTGGGGCACACGCTCCAGCCGTTAACAACATCAAAGGAGAATTGATGAATAAGACCAAGGTGATTGCAGTACGCGTCACAGAAGACCAATACAACGCCCTTGCCGTTATGGCAAGCGGTCGACTTATGAAGATGGGTGAGTATGTTTTCAACTATCTCATTCCAGCTATGAACCAAGGCGCAGAGGTATTGCTGAAAGAGCGCAAGAAGGCTGAAGCCAAGGCTAAGCGTGACGCTAAGAAGGAGGCTGCAAGTGGGCTTTAACCTTGACGACTACGAACCAGTAGCAGCACGACACGCCCGCTGGCTCGAGAAGCACCCACACGGGCGCACCATCACCCACATGGTCTCCACTCCCGGTGCAGACATCTGTGTGATCCGTGCAGAACTGTGGCTCGATGACGTGTGCATCGCTACTGGCTACGCGGAAGAGGTTCGTGGTGCTGGCAATGTAAACCGCACGAGCCATGTCGAGAACTGTGAGACATCCGCTGTGGGCCGTGCACTCGCTAATGCTGGCATGGCTGGCTCTGATGTAAACAAGCGCCCCAGCCGTGAGGAAATGAGCAAGGTGCAAAACACCAAGCCCAAAATGCGAATTACCCAAGCCCCGTCCGCTATGGCATCCGCTAACGGTGTAACCATCAAAGGCAACCAATACGGCGACATCCCCGATTGGCTCGTGCTCGAAGCCGTACAGGCAGGCGTAACCCAAGTGTGGGACAACCGCGACAAGATTGCAGGCACTAAGCGCCCATGGTTTAAAGATGTAAACGGAGACAAAGCGTTCTGGCCTCCACGTGGCACACCTGACCCGGTGATTGCGCTGCATGAAGACGACCTTGCCGAGGAGCTAGCACCTGAGGAGCCATTCTGATGGAGACGCATAACGAATATTGCCTGCAAGTGCCTCACCAAAGAAAAGGTTGTTATTGCTGGGAGGGCGACCAAAGAATGTTTTACGAGGCGAGAGTTAAACGGCTACAGGCAGAAAATCACGATTTGAGAATCAGAGTGTTTACACTGCTTAAAAAGTTGGAAGAAAAGTGATGGACGCTGGAACAATGAAGGACTTTCTCGAAGACCTGATGCTCAAGGTAGAGCAACTTGAAGCAGAGGTTCAGTTTTGGCGTACAACCGCTCAAACAGCAATGGACAACACCGACAAAGCCCTAGCCGTTATAGAACTGCACAAAGCGATGAAAGCAGTCATGGAATGATTGAGTTTGTTTACTTCGTGTCGCACAGCGTTGCCATGATTGCGCTCGGAATATGGCTGGCAGGCCGTCATGGGTAGGGCTATCTACTGTCCGTTTCCCAGCTGCAAGAACGAGTACTACACCTACTGCCCAATGCACCAAGCCCTCATGCCGTGCATCCGAGCCGTTATTGAGCATCACGACCCTGAAGGCATCCTCAGCGAATCGGTAAACATCAGCAACCTTCAGCCGATGATTAAAGTCCTCGAGCAGCAGTACCGAGACAACAACCGACTGCTTCGTGAGATTAAGTTCTATGAATCCGAGATGGTCAGGCTAGAACGTGGAAACTAGAGAGTATGCAGCGCAATGGGGAAGAGACTTTGGTTTTATTTGGCGTTACCAAGTCGGCGGTCTTCCATACCTTCAGGTTGGCTATTGTTGGGGAAAGCGCCGTGCAAAGGCTAAAGCAATGAGCGTTTACAATGCCCGGTGAAGCCACAGAGCGCATCTTCCAGAACAAGGTGGAGCAGATAGCAGTCATGAACGGCTGGTTAGTGTTTCACCCCAGCCCCCACCAAGTCCGTCCGGGTGTGTTCCGATCTGACGGCAAAGGCTTCCCCGACCTCGTGTTAGCGCATCGTGACAGGGGGCTTATATTCGCTGAGTTAAAGCTCGACAAAACCAAACTGACGCCTATGCAGGTCATCTGGGCAAACGCCATCAGCCCACACGCAGAACACTATGTATGGCGACCTAATCAACTCGACATGATTGCGGAACGACTCGGGCGCAAGTAGCATCCCATCTCAGATACATCCATCTAGGCGACATCGGCGGGGTCGTCCAGCAAGCCGCAACATTACTGCAGAGTGTTGTGCCAATGCTGTAACGCAAAGGGGAGGCATCCCTAGAGCGGTCAACTCGGGTTCGACTCCCGAAGTGGATACTAAACAATTGAATAAGCAGGTACCTTGCGGGACAGATCACTGGGCAACCTTTGAAGCAAGGCTAAGTACACGGGCCTCACAGGATGAGACAACCCAGAGGGCCTTGACCGCCCTCAAGCCAGCACTCACGGCCTCGTTGGGAGTTGTACTCAGCAGGTGTAACAGACGGGGACGTCGGTAGAGCGCCATGCCATAGAGCAAGGCGTACAGCGTCCAAACGTCACAAATGTCAAGGTGGGAGTCCGAGAGTAATGAACATCCAACAGCCTGAGCCAGTAGCTCGAAGTGTGGGGGGCATGTACTGCGATAGAGCCAATGGATAGAATGAAAGCAACCGCTGCGAAGCAAGGGCGGTAGAAAGATACGAACATGGCCGAGAAACGCGAACTAACCCCAGAACGCAAAGCCCAAATGCGTGCCTACTCAAACGCCCGATACCACCGCCTCAAAGCCACCGGGCAAATCAAACTCAAAGGACGCAACCAAGGCAAACTAGGCGGACCACACCAACTCTTCATACGCGACTACAACATCCAACGCAAACTCGAAGCAGGCAAATGCATCGAATGTCAAATGCCCTGCGAAGAATGGAACCACGTCATGTTTGCATGGGATCACGTAGACCGCACAACAAAACTCTTCACCATCTCACAAGCCCGAAAACACACAAGCGTTGACAACGTACAAGAGCTGCTAAAAGCCGAAATCGACAAATGCCAACTCATGTGCCACAACTGCCACGCCTACAAAACATGGGCAGAACGAGACCATGACCCAGTAGACAAAGTCATACCCGTCATGTGGGGACTATTCGACTAATGAGCAAACGAACCTCAAACCCTCAGTACCGCAAGAACCGTGCAGAACTACTACAAGACAACCCACACTGCGCCCTATGCGGTAAACCCGGAGCAGACACAGCAGACCACATCATCCCCTACGACGCAGGAGGCTCCGACGACCTAGACAACCTCAGACCAGCCCACCAATCATGCAACTCCAGAGCAGGCGCAGCCTACGGCAACCGTAAACGCGCCCTCCAACAACAACGACGCAACCAAGCCGTAAACACAAACCAAAACCAAAATTCTTTTATTTCTTCAA